AAAAAACCTTGATTAGAATTAATACCTGTTGTCGAAGAAAAAGTTACAGTTGTTGTTTGACCAACAGATTTATGAGATGGATTAGCAGTAGTTGTTTCTACATTGTGATCCATGAATGGTCCATTAATTATAATGTCATCAATTAATGTCCAGTTAGTGTGACCAGATCTAGTTAATTTTTTAGGAGCATGATTAGGATGACAGATGTACATAGTGTCTGCAGATTGAGCAAACTTAATATCAAATAGTTCTGCTTCTAAATAAGGTGAAGATATTTCATAAGCTGAACCACCAGATAATATCTGACCATTGTCTTTATAGAATCTAATGTATTGATTGCCAAACTCTAACATATAAGTTTGTACTGTTGAAAATTCAAAAGCAATTAATCTAGTTTTTTTTGTACTATCTTTTACTTCTGCAACAAACTGTGTACCAGATCTTCTTGATGCTGAACCATGAGGATATACAATCATGTTCTCTAAAGTTTTACATCCAGAATTATATTTAGCTAAATCATTTCTACCATCTAATCTTGGTGATAATTCACCACCAGTAAAATTGGTTAGCTGAACAGCAACTCTACCCATAGGTTAGTACCTTGAGTTTATGAACGAAGAAGATCCAATAACATCTGATTGACCATTGTCTGGATTTGTACTTTGACCTTCAGTTGCGTCTACGAATCTTGCTTCTCTTAATTTGTCTTGAAATAAATTATACATATTTTGTGTAGTAGGATTAGATGAAGTTACAGCATAAGCAATGTCTGCTGCTAATGATGCTGAAATAGTTTCTCTTAATAATTCATCATACTGATTAGGATCTTCTATTCTAGCTATGTATTGAATTTTTAATGTACCATGATTTGCTAAAATTTTTCTACCTTCAACTTTATAATCATAATCATAATTTAAAATTGTAACTACTCTCAAACAATCTGCAGGTAAAGTAAACTGATATGAAAAACCCCAAGAAGGAGTTTCAGTATCTTTTGCAAGTTCAACTCTTTTAGTTAAACAATTCCAAAGATGAGATCTAAATAAACTATCTCTAACTTGTGTATATCTTGCATTACAAAGTCTTGCGTTTTTTGAATCTTCTGTAAGTGTTAAGATTGTTGATGCACCAAGTTGGTTTAATGCTCCATTACAAATATCTACTACTGATGCCATATTACTTCCTTATAATATACTTACGTCTTATTTGTCTATCTTTTTCTAACGCAAATATTTCTTCTGTTGTTCTACCTTCTTTTGTGTCAAAACCATAATGATTTTTACCATCATTCTTAAATCTATCTACCAACACATATCTGTAGACATGATCTCCCTTTTTAAAATGTAATACTGTTTTTAATTCTTTTATTTGTTTCATGCACTCTAGGGGGTTTCCACTCTCGCTTCCACCCCCTAAAATTTATTTACTATGCTTCGTGAGCCTGTACTTCTACAACCTTAGCTTCTTCCATTCTAGTTGCACCAAATGCAGCAGAATAGTAAACTTGAGTTGCGTAGCCTTTATCAGATCTCTCATCGATTCTAGCAGTAGAATCTTTACCAACAGCTAATGCAACACCATCAGATACGAAAGCGATACATTTTCTTTTGCTTGAAGCAATAGCTAGTCTGTTAGTTACACAGAAGTTGAAACCTAAGAAAGAATTAACATCACCAGATGCTAATGCTTTTACTGTGTTGAAATCACTTGAAGTCACTTCAGTAGTTCCTAATAGATCAGAGATCTGTTTTGGAGATACGATGATGTGTCTCGGTAGTGAAGGATCAACATCAGCAAGATCTATGATTTCTTTCGCTTGTCTTAATTTAGCGATAGTTAAACCAGCAGTTCCAGCTTCAACGATTTTTTGACCAGCAGGTAAAGCAACAGCAGTACCACCAGCAACACCTGTGTCAGATGAACCGATTGCAGCAGCGATGATTGCATCATCCATAGCTCTACCCATTGCATAAGCAGCAGCTTGAGCATAGCTAGAAGTTGGATCTACCAACATTCTAACTTTATCCAAATCATCTACTAAATCTGCAAATTCATAATCAACAAGTGAAACTCTTCTTCTTGAGTGAGGAGTATCAGCTTGTGGAGTGTCTGAGTGTCTAGTTGATCTTACTGTAGCAGTAACGCTTCCGATTTGATCGAAGAATGCGTTCTTACCAGTTACAGATTCTAATCTTACTTTATCTCTAAGAAGAGAACCTTTTTGTTGTGATAACATTTGTATGTTTGAACTATATTGTTCTACAAATGCTTTTGTTATTTCAGTTGACATATTATGTCTCCTATTATTGTTAAGTTAATGTTAAAACAAAACAGAGACGTTCTCAGAAAACCTGGCTTCTCTTGGATTTAAAGTCTTTTAGACTACAAGTCTATTCCTTGTTGTCAGTAAGGTTCTTACGAATTGTCTTACTTTTCTTAGACGAATTTTCATTCGTCTTAGAAACCCATGTATAATATTTTTCACAGCTTGGCAAGGGATCAGATTTTATTTTTTCTGATCCACTTTCCAATACCATTCTTAATATTTCTAATCTTATTTCTTCTTTATCCATTAAGCATTGTTCTCAAAGTAAATACTTGTTGAACTACCTTATCATGTTCTGGATGAGCTTTATTCCAATATGGACCATCTCTATCGTTGACAAGAGAACTAATTTCACTTTCTAAATCTCTTCCAGATGTTGAATTATCTTCTCCAGTTCCAATCATTTTATCTTCAGACATAAGATTAGCAATGTTTGCAAAACCTTTAATAACTGCAGGATGATCTCCTAAACGAGTACCATCTTTTAATTGCATATCTAAAATTTCTGGATTCATATTTGCTTTAGCAACTGCTCCAGCTTTTTTAATATTCTCATCAAAAGATCTACCCCACTCTTTTCTAAGTTCGGCTTCTGCATTTGCTTGTGCAGTTTCTGTATCAATTTGTGCTTGTTGTGCAGATCCTTCCATAGAGTTTTTATAATACTCTAATATACCTTGAGCCTGTTTATTATTTAAACCTAGCTTGTGAGCATTCTCTGCAAACGATTTAATTGTACCATCATCTAATGGAACTACTTCAGATTTTACATCTAGTTTATATTGATCTGGAGATTCTGGTCTACCAAGTTTATCATAAACTTCACTCCATTGATCGTCTGTTGAGTTTTGATTTGGTACAGCAACTTTGTCTTGACCAATCATTCTAGTTGCGTTGATATAACTTTTAGCTAATGCATCTATTTCAGTAAATTTAGAAATGTTTGGATCTTCTCTAAACTCTTGTGAAATTGAATCTTTCCAAGTTGAAGGTGTTGAATTATTTGTTGTTGCTATAGTTGGTGCAACTGGTTCTGTAGTTTGTGTTGTCTCTGCTACAGGCTCAGTTGTTTGAGTTGTCTGTTCTTCTGACATATTTATTTATCCTTATTTGTTTGAAGCATTTGTTTAATAAATAGAAGGATGCTTCGTTGACCTTCCATATATGCACTTTCATGACTATCTCCTTTAATATTAGTAGTAGAATAAAAGTGACATCTTTTTTCTAAATCAGATAAAACTTGCTTACCTTCATCTGATGTAAAAATATGTTTATAATTTTCTTGTAGTTTTTTTATATAGGCTTGTACTGCTTTTTCATCTTGCATAAGATCCTTTCTATTTTTTTATTATTCCTCTGGGTTAATTAATGCTTTTGCTTCTTCTGGTAACGCTTTTGCTAGTGGTGCTATTTGTCCACCAGCTTGTGCTACTTGTTGCATTTGTTGCATTTGCTCTTGTTGTGCTTGTTGTTCTTGTGCAGCTTGTCTTTCTGCTTGAACTTCTGAACTAGGTTTTAAAACTTTTTGTGGAACACCTACAACATCCATTAAGTGTTTAACAAGTTTATCCATATCAACATGATCGAATACTGGAGCAACATTTGCAAGTGATCCTAGTATTTCTATACCTCTCATAATGGATTGTAACTCTGTAGATTTTTGTGCTTTGGCTAATGGAGATACATATTCAATCTCAATGTCTTGACCAGATAAAAATTCTGGTGCTGGTGGGAATAAATTTTTTCTAAGTATTAAAGCAAAGGCTCTATCAATTAATGGTTTTAATAATTCAGATTGAAGTCTACCAAGAACTGGTCCAAGTAATCTCATCTTCTCTTCGTTACGTTGGATAACTTCTGTTGCTGTCATTTGTGGACCATTCTGCATTTGTAACTGATTTACATAGAAAGCATTTCTAATTGAATCTCTTCTTTGCTCTTCCATGTTTAAACCTAATGGAGTGTTCGCACCAATGTTTAATGGTTCAATTCTATCTCTAGTACCAGATCTATAAAAGTTTA